TAGGAGATCAGAAATGCCTGCCCCACGAACTCGTTCCAAATTTACCTACGGACCTACAGGATCCCGTATTTACTTCGGTGGCCAAACTTGGCAAACCGAGTACTACGATTCCTTTAACGTCTGTAGAGATACATCTGGAAAGGTTCGCCATCAGCCTCTAGAGATTAATTCTTTCGAGGGTGGTGGGGGTATCATAAATGGTAGTACCGAATACGCAAGTTTCGATAACTACCCTTGTGACTACCTTGCTTTCACGAGTAAGGACAGGGTCATTTCTACACCGAACCGTCCATCAGATTCCGAGTTAGTCGTTAAACTTCTAGCTAAGACGAATCCGTCAACACCTCAATTTGGTGTTGCGACTTCGCTTGCTGAGCTTAAAGACTTCCCCGGTATGATTCGTGATCTAGGTAACATTTATAACTCAGGAATTCTTAAACAGTTTTCCTCTATCAAAGGAACTTCTAGTGCATATTTGCAATGGAAGTTCGGTTGGGAGCCTATTATTAGGGATTTATTAAATGTTACTAAGTTTCACGACGCCGTTCATAGGAGATTCAATAGGCTTAAGAACCTAAAGAAATCCGGACGCGAGACGATGCGGCGAGTCTTGTGGAAGCAGCGCGATACTCATCAACAATACATGGTGTACCAATCCTTGGGTGTCTATATAGACGACATGTCTAATATAAATACTTATGGAAAGGTTTCCGGTTATGTTGACTGGGTTTTGGATAACCCTGACGCACTGCCAAGTACCAATCCAGAACTTATGTTCTTGGCTAGTAATATAGCCCTGGGCTTACGCCCTGGTCTTACTACTATGTGGAACTTGCTCCCCTGGTCTTTTATAATCGATTGGTTCTCAAACCTTAGTGATTATGTCACTATGGCTGATGGCCAAATTGATTGTCATTTCGAGAATCTACGTCTTATGGATAATGCACATCAAGTTATTGCTGTGCCCCAAAAGAAGGTAGGTCCTTACGAAATGTCCCTAATGTGGTTACACTGGGAATCGAAGACTAGGTGGATTCCTAAGACAGATCATCTCTTACCCACCTTTAAGTTGCCCGTGCTTTCGCCTGGACAACTTTCCATCGTAGGTGCTCTCATTGGTGCTAGACGTAGTGAGCGTTACCGCTTAACTTCGTCTGGCTTACTATAGGAGCAACTTTAATGTTTGCAGATCCAATCCCTTTTCCGATTTCTCTTCTGGAGCATTAGCTGACAACCCCTTACCAAGGGTTGCGGCTCATCCTGGTGGCCGTTTTCAAAAGAATTCGGCTACCTCGACCCGTATACTTAGCATAAACCATGCTAATTATAAGGATGCCCAGAAGCAGCTAAGGAAAAGAACCACGGTCAATTTCGCCGTAAAGACGAAGATCGACCCTGTTTCCACTGGTTCATGTTGTACTGAAGGATACATTGAAGAAATCAATGCATCACTTACATTCAACTATCCAGTTGGGGCCGCGCAAGTCCGCATCGAGGATGCGGTTAAGTCCCTTGCTTGGCAATTTATGGAAAATGGCAGTGCTGCCCAATTCGTTGATAAACTCACGAATCAAGAGCAGTAACGCTACATAAATATTGGATCCATTAATATGCGGAGATATCCCCATGTTTGGACCTGAAGATGAGAATGCAAGCATTCTTTCTCTGGCCTTGGCTCTAATTGAAGAGTCCATAGGTCTCACACTTGACTATGCAAATGGTGGTAGAGATATCACTAAAATGCAGAAATTATACGTAACCCGAGGGTTGAATGGCTTGTCACTAGACTTGCCCAACATCGACAAGATGTTGCTTTCTGCCCTTCGGAACGGTTCATTAGATCCATCCGGTCCTTTATCAAGGACCATTGGGTCTACCAAAGTGCCTGTATTTCTACAGGGCCTTTGGCGCCGTATAATTACGTGTGATGGTCGGTTACTTGATAGCCCTGACCCACATGCGATCTTTTTATTAAGATCGATCTCCCTTGCCTTTAAAAGGTATGGGGGCGTCTGCTCGAAAGAAGCAGTCGAACATGCGATCAGTGAATATCGCACAATAGATTCTGAGTGTCGGAATCCTAGTTATAACTGGGGCTCCGATGCTTTCGAATCCACAATTCCTCTGTTGAACCAAGTTTCATTTACTGATATTTCAGAAAATGAACAACCCCTCTTTGGGGATCCTGGTTCTCTAGATAGTGAGCTGTTAAACAGCTTACAACAGACTTGTGATTTTTATTGTGACCTCTTAGATTTGAACAGCCTAACAGCTGACCAACTCTCTGGGAGGTGTAACCATGGGCCTGGTTCTGTAGCTAACATGCCTTATCTTTCTGATAAGTTTTGTTATCAGGGTCTTATCGAACGTCGACATTTGAAGTATCATAATGCTTTAAATGTTTCTTTTGACGTTAGATGTGTCCCTGTCCAAACCTCTAAGCTTATTGTCGTTCCTAAGGATCGAAGTAAGCCGAGATTGATAGCCTCTGAACCCGTTGTAAATCAATATTTACAACAGGGTCTTGCATCTCTCTTTCTTGAGAGGATGCAATCAACAGTTCTACGTTATAACGTTGATCTGTCTGATCAGTCGCTATCTAGAGATCTCGCGAGGTTGGGATCAATAGATGGTAAATGCTCGACAATAGACCTAAGCAATGCTTCAGATCGATTGTCTTGCTGGACGGTGGAACGCGTCTTTAGACGTGCCCCACAGTTCCTTACCCTATTGAACGATACCCGTACCCCTTTGATAAGGGTCGGTGAGGATGTGCTTCCATTGAAGAAGTTTGCCTCACAGGGTTCGGCTACAAATTTTCCAATCCAGACCTTTGTATACCTTATGGCAGCTATTACTGCTGTTAGAGTATCCAATGGTGACGGAAAATATACCAGGTGCTACGGTGACGACATTATAGTCGATACCGAAGCTAGTGAAAGCTTAGTGCACATACTTTCCCTTCTTGGATTGAAGGTGAATAATAGTAAGTCCTTCACACAAGGTCATTTTCGTGAATCTTGTGGTGGAGACTACTATAGGGGTTACGATGTAACTCCTGTAAAGATAAGCACACTAGGCTTAGAGTCGCCAGAATCTCGGGCATCTGTTCTAGCTTCCAGAAACCTTTTTTATCAGAAAGGTCTATGGAGGGCTACGCAGATGATCGATGGGCTATTGGACAGTTCAAAAATTGAACTTCCCATAGTTGGTCCCGATTCTGGCTCTCAAGGGTACTTTTGCTTCCAAGGAAGCTCTCAAAAATCTCTTAAGCGCAGGTGGAATAGCTTACTCCACCGCGTTGAGGTTTTTGTGAACGTTGTAAAAGACAGCGTTCGCCGTACCTTGAGAGACCCTGACGGTATCCTGCGCGAGCATTGCTCGATCAGGAAC